AGAAGTCATCCGACTGGTAATCGACGGACACCCACAGCCGTTCATCAAACCACATCATCGACGGGGGCGTATTCAACGTCAACGCTGGTTGACCCACATCGTAGGTCATAGACGGCTTGATCCGCTCAAAGGCCCACACCACATCGTCGTATCTCAACAAGTACACGCCGTTTTCTGCATACCAGAAGAAAATGCCGGGTGTGGCAGCCACAGGCTGCACCCCGTCACGGCACCCGGCTGTACGGGTTATGTTACGCACCTCAAACGAGTCGCTGTTGAACCCGTAGATGGCATAGATGCTGTTCTCCTTGAAAACCAGCAACCGGTCAGCGTCGGGGATAATGGCCGTTATGTGGTCGCCGTCCTCACCGATGTCGATGTCGATGTAGTCGGCGGCTGTCCAGTTCTCAGCATCGTTGACTTTGGAGAACCTGACACGGTTCTTGTGGGTGACACCGGCTTCCAACGTGTAGGCGACCCACACGAACTCTGCGAACGTGGCAACGTAGCGGGCGTTGGGAAAGTGGCCGTCCGACCCGTCAATATCCGGTGTCGCCACAGCAGTCGAAGCGTCAGCGCCGCTCCAACGCACCGCCGAATACGTCGTGTGCCCTGTGCTTGCCAAAAACTTTCCGTTGACAATGTATGTGTAGTCGTTGAATGTGAGTCCCTGCGGCGGCTGCGTCGTATCAAACTCTATATCGGTACTGCTGTAAGACACTGTGCCATCAAAGTCGCCGACAATACTATCGTTCCACTGTAGGTGGGTGTTACCCGTAGCCGGGTTGTTCACAGCGGCCAAAACCTGATTCTGCCCCTCCTCGTAGTGGCTGATTAGACTGATGATCTCCCCGTCGTCCACCACAGTGGAGTTGATCTTCGTCACAGCGTCCCTGCGGCGCACACCGCCACGCGGGTCCACTTCCACATTCAACATGGCAGGAGACTCGTTAGCGCCGATGTTGAACTGGTCGGCCCGCAGGTTCAAACCACCCTTGAAGTCCGCCTTCTCGTCGTAACGGTACGGCTGGGTGTCAACATTGACTTTAGGAAGGGACGCTTGGAGAGCCATGCTCTACTCCCACGAATAACGCAACCGTGCAGGCATATAAGACTGTGACCGCCAACGTGACGCCCGCATGGAGTTCAACAGCAACGGCTGCGGGGCCGGAGTGTCCTCAAACCGTGCCCGCAGATTATCCAACTCCGCCACGAACTGGGCGTAGTACTGCTGCCCCATCCCCGCATCCTCCTGCTGCTGATACGAACGGTAGATTGCATACAATGACAGCACATTGTCGAACGGGTCGGGAAAGTCGGGGGTGTTAGCGTCAGCAATAGCGGTACGGTAGATGATCACATTGCCACCGAACTCGATGGCGTTCCTGTACCCGCGCACAGAGATCGTTTTCACACCGGAGGGGGTGGGGTACAGCCTCATCGCCATAGCGCCGGAACTGTTACCCCACATCGACCAGTACCACGGATTGCCCGTCGTGTTGGAATCCAATGGGTAGATGATGTCGGCGTCGTCGTAGCCGATAAACTCCAACACGTGGTTGGATGTCTTCATCGACGCCACTTCCCGCAACCCCACATTCTTGGGCGCAGACGCACCAGAAAACGTCACCCCGTCATGGGCGATACTAAGGTTGGCTCCCACCTCAGACAACGTATAGTCCTTCTGGGACGCCACCGTATCAAATGTGGTAGCAACTTCGTAGAACGGCCACCGTTTCTCAGAGTAGACCATTACGTCATACCCTTCGCGGAGAAACGTATTCATAGTCGTGTCCGCTATATCGTTGCTGGTGATGTCAACTATGTTTCGCACATAGTCGCGCATGTCGCTGAGTTGCAACGCAGCCCCCTATTCTTTTACAGGCTCGGAGACTGTCTCCTCAGATGGTGCCGCCACGGAAGGTTCATGGGTGGGGGTGGGGTTTACGCGATGTATACGCCGGGCGCGTCCAACGACGTGGCCCTCAGGGTTGAGCGTCTTATAGTTACCCGCAGGTGAATCTGCGGGGCGCTGACCCTTCTTGTATGCGTATGCGAAACCCCGTGCCATGATGCCTCCCGTGGCGACGAACCGTCTATCAGGCCGTGGCGCCGAAAAGGTATCCCTGACGGGCACGGTTGCTGCATGTCAAGTTGCCGTAGCACAGCAACTGTGAGAACACAGCGTCCTGATTAGTGGGACGCACGAACGGTGTCGGCTTGAACCAGACATCGCTGTGAGCCACCAGTTGTAGGTATTTAGTGTTAAGGAACATCATCTGTCCACTTGTGGTAGCCCCGTCAAAGGTTACGGGTGCGCCCTTGAACAGCAGGTTCTGGAACCCGCCATCGGCCACATCGGTATCAGTGTACCGAATCTGGCTTTCCAACAGCGACTCGTACTTCTCGTACAGGGTCTGTGTGGTGATGATGATTGTCGGCTGGTCGTTACCAACCGAAATAGTGTTGTAGACGTTCGCCATCGTGGCCTGTGTCAAAGCGCCATTCTCGTCCACTTCTGTGGAAGCCCAGAACGAGTTGCCCGAATCAGTCGGATCAATCCCGCCCAGCGACGTGTTGGGCTTGGCAACAATCAGGTGCAGACCATTCCAGTCGTTACCGCCGTTGCCAGTACCGTCCGCCCAGAACATGGTGTTCATGTTCTCAATCACCGTCTCCTGTGTCTGGAAGATTTTGCCTTCCAGCAGGTCAATAATCTGGGCTTCGCCGTTGTTCTTGGCTTCCTCAATACCGCTGATCGTCACGGTAGCCGCATACTGCTTCCAATCGTACTCAGCGGCTGAAATGCCGGTCTGAGCCGTAATGTCGATAGTATCCGTGCCCGCGTACGAACCGGCCGTACTGTTTGTCCCATAGATGATCGGGACTACGATTGCCTGCCCACCTGAAATACGCCGAATAGTCTGACCGTTCGTCAACGCATAGAACAAAGGTCGTGCGCTGAAAATGTTGTCAGTCAGTTTCGGGATGTAGTTCTTCAGGGTGGTAGACAGAAGTTCGTCGAAACTGCTGTTACCAGCCATATTCTGTTACCTCTCTGTTAGTTACGAAGACAGGGAACGCTTAGCGTCCATGAACGCCTCTCGGATACTGGAGATTGCTTTCACCGGCTCTGTCGTTGAACCGGCCTGCTTGGAACCCGAAGGTTCCACCATGCCAGCCTCACGTTTCGCTTCGGTGCGCTCCTTGTCCTGTTCCAACTTGCTGGCTTTTGCGGCTACATCGTTATACCGCATATGTGTCAATGCGGCTTCTAGATTGCCTATTTTGTGCGTCAGCGCGTGTTGGTACAGTTCAGTAGCGTTGAAATCTCCGTACGAACCCTTGAGATGTTCTACCTGCTTCTCTACTTGTTGTCGTCTTTGCACCCGGTCCTGCTGCGCCAAACGGGTTTCTAGACTGGCGATTCGTTGTTCAGTCGGGTCCGGCTCATCCCACGGGTCTGTATTTTCCGTGGGCGAGGCGGTTGCCCCTCCAACACCAAATGCGTCGCCTAAAGCCGCTAGTGTCCCCGCTGGATCTGCTTCCAACGAATGCACTATCGCCTCCGCTTGCTGTAACCGTGCACGTTCAGATGCCAACTCCTGCGTCTTACGGGTGTAATCCGCCTGTCGCTGGTATCCATCCCGAAGTTCGTTCAGACTGACCTGTTCCTCAGAGCCGTCCACCTTCACGGTGTACTGCTCACCAACAGGTTCCTGCGGAACTTCAACTGAAGAATCCGGGCTATCCGTTATAACGGTTCCCTCAACATCTTCTGCCATTATTCTGTTTTCTCCTCGGAGTCCAAAGGGTTGCTCCTATGAATACGGGACTACTGTCCCGCTATTACAAGAACGGAAGGTCTATATCCATCTGTCCTTGAATCTGGGCCAGCAACTCTGGAGGAACGCCGCCACTGGGGGCGAACACCCCCTCCGGCTGCATTGCGGGGGATATGGGCATCCCCGGCGGCATCTGAGGCATACCGGGGCCTGCACCCGGACCCTGACCTTGGCCTTGATCTTGACCTGCACCACCCGGCGCTGGGGCCTGCGGTGGTTGCTGCATCATAAACTTGTCCGGGTCCTTGATCCCGAACCCGTTTGTCAACACGTGCTTCGCCAACGCTGCCGGATCAATCACTGTCCCCACCAACGGGGCCATAGCGTTCAACAAAGACACAGCCTGCTGTTTGCGAATAGTGTCATTGATTGGCTGCGTCGAACCGGCCTCAACGCTGAAATCGTACTCCCCTACAATGTCGTCACGGCTGTAAGGCACAAACAAGTTGCCGCCCCTGTCGCTCACCTGCGCCATCTGCTCCCCCGTCATAAACTGTTGCATCAACTGGATTACCCGGCGAGCGATCTGCCCAATGCTGATCTCCACGATTGCCAACTTGTCCGCAGCACGGGCGTTACCCGCATCGGCGATAATCGACGCTTCTGTTGCGGTACGCCGAATCTCCGGCATCTGCCCACGTGCATACTCTGATACACCGCTGACCGTGTTTATGTCGGCTTCCACAATCTCCGACATGTTGTAAATCTCCGGCGACAACGGAGTCTGCGGCATGGGGATCACAGTCTCCGACAACGGTT